CCTTTTGTGTGTGTGTTTAAACGGCATAGTTGCCGTAGAGCCCTGCGAGAGAATCGAACTCTCATTAACCATTCAGGGCTGTTGTGACGTGCTACTTAATCCAAGTCAAACGGTAGTTTGATTTCTTCCGCATCGAACTCAGGGTTTCTCCCATTTGGGACAGGGAACATTGGACTCATGGTAGGGTTACCATAATCGTCATCCATTAAAGCGCATACTCCACACATTGGAAGTCCACGGTAAATTTGAGCACGGGACATCCGTGCTACCTGTGGCTCCAAAGGATGGTTGTTAGTGCATTGGAGTTTAATCATCCGGGTAGAATCCTTCGTCCAAAATGGCACGAATTCTTTATGCGGATAGGTTCCAATTTTCTTGACAATTTTGTTCACGATGGCTTTACCTTTCTTCGTGAGGCGTGTTGCCCTGAAAGATTCCTTGCGACCTTTATATGGTGTGCCTTCGAGATGACAGGCTTTAGCCATAGCCACAAACGCTTTTTTGTGTCCATGCACACAATTGTCCACAGCATGTAAAACTTCGTGGATGATTGTATCGCATAAGTCCGGCATGTCTTTCTTGCCCAATTTTGGCGAGATAAACAATTGATTATATGGCATCCCTTTATGAGTGGGATAACAAACGCCAATTGCAACCGACCGTGCGCCACCCTTGGGTGGAAACCCACAGGTGATTTTAATCTTCTTCAGCGGAACTTTGATTCCGGCAGGTGTAAAGATTGTCTTCTGCGCCTCTTTGATGAATGTCATTAACCACTTCTCACGAATTTGAGTTTTCAAGGGGTTGACTTTCTTCACTTTTTTGACCGGCTTAACAGCAGGTGTTTTTGTTTTTTTGGTCATTTCTGACTCCTTGTTTTTGTGTGTTTTAAGGTACTGTTTAAACGACATACGTCGTAGTGGGGTAGAGTGGTTTCGAGCCACCTTATGCTGTCACAATAAATTGGAAACTTGCATTCAGAATTCATCTCCTGACTACCCCATAAACACATACAAATTTTAAGGATAAAGTCCCTTACTCGTCACGTCTTACGACCTGAGCCACATTCTGCATCACCAAATCCACCAACCTCCCTAAGCCCCTATATTATAGGAGCCATAATTTGATGTCACAGCAGACCACATATTATACTGCGTATCTTGTGGGACTTCTACCCGATGGTCACCTGCGGAGTCAATCTTGAATTTTGTGTCTGTCGATTGTCCTTTACCTGAGAACCGCCCATCATCGGGGTGGGTTTCGAACTCTTGCCTTGCGCCCTTGGAAGAGGTAGTTATTCTCGAGAGAGATTAGGTTTCGAAAACCCGGTTTGAATGTCAAAAAGCGTCCCCCGTGTTCCGTTGAGGGATGAGAGTATAAACAAGTATATCGAGTTAAACAAGGGGTTTAACGTTTAAACGGTGTTTACTCTCGAGAAATAAAAAGGGGATGAGCGGTGAAATGATTTTAAAATAGGGCTCCAATTAACCGCTCGAGAGCAGAGTAAGGGCAGGGATTTTTTATTATGGCAACGTTTAAACAGGGCAAGTCGGGTAATCCAACAGGCAAGAACGCATCTAAATTCGGTGAGATGATTCGTAACCACCCGAAAACGTTGGACTTAGTGCAAAAGGTGTTCGACATAGCGTTGGATGACCTGCACAAGAATCAGATGAGAGCCATGTCAATATTAATGGACAGGATAGCACCGCAGTTGAAAGCATCCGAGTTGAAGATAGAAGGGGATGGTCTCAGAACAGGTGTGATTGTACTCCCTGAGAAATTAGTACACATAGATACTGAGCAGGGTAGGGGAGAGGCTGACATTATAGTTAAGGAGCCAAGGGCTGATGCATGACACCTATATATATAGGGGCTCAGTACCCCGACATAATCATTGCGTATAATATGTATTATGTATAATAGTACTGTATTGACGGGGGCTGAGTGACGTAGTGAGACGTTTAAACGAATCGGCACAGGTGCGGAAAAAAGATAAGGAGCGACCCCCATCCGTGGATGCCTACGCCCGTACACATGTCATGCTCTACTTTGTTAATGAGGCAGACTTTTTGTGCTAACTTTTTTAGAGACCCCCCAACCCCGGAAAGAGAACATAAGCACTTCTTGGGGTATACCCGTGGTATATACCTATGTATTTCTTGTTCGTCTTTCCGAAATGCAGTTGGGCTGTATAAAAAATATCAAAAATGCAGGATAGCTTAATATTTAAGGTTGATGATGCTCCACCAAAAATCAATAAAATAAGCATCCACACCCCTATCGGTTCTGTAGATACGGGAGATGATAATCCTGTTTTAGATTATCTTGTAGTATGTTTAGTTTTTATGGGTTTCTGTCTTTGGATTTATGTAAGATTTTTTAGAATCTTAAAAAAATAAATGAAGGAAAATATCATATGGAGACCCCACAAAGGACAGCAAACATTTGCTTTGGCTGTCGATGCTCATATAGTATTATACGGAGGTGCAAGGGGTGGCGGTAAAACAGAGGCAGGGTTGGCGTGGCTTGTTGACCCCGAATACCTTCATCATAGTCAGTATCGTGCACTTGTGCTTAGACGTAATTATGATGACCTTCGGGATTGGATTGATAGGGCTAAATATTTTTACAGGTTTCTTGATGTTAGTGCCGTTGGTAATCCTACTGAGTTCCGTTTCTCAAACGGTGCAAAGATTCGCACCGGGCACTTATCAGAAGATTCAGCATTTGAGAAGTATCTTGGTCACCAATATCACAAACTTCTTATCGAGGAAGTCACCCTGATACCTGAAGAATTGCAGTTTGAAAGGGTGGCATCCGCAGTTAGGTCTCCGCATAAAGAGTTGAAACCCCGTATATTTCTAACTACAAATCCCGGTGGACAAGGTCACCAATGGGTTAAGGACAGGTTTGTTGTTAATCCTAATGAAGTTATTAAAGGTAAGGGCGGTAGAAATCAGGTGTTTATCCCTGCTAAAATATATGACAATCCAACGCTTATAGAGGCTGACCCCGATTATGTAAAGCAGTTAGAAAGTTTGCCTGATGAATTAAGACGTATGTGGTTAGACGGTGATTGGGATGTATTCCAAGGTCAGTTCTTCAGTACGTTTAAACGCTCCCTTCATGTAATAGAACCCCAAGAGATTCCACAGGGTTGGTATAAATATAGATGTATAGATTATGGGTATAAAGCACCTATGTGTTGTCTGTGGTTTGCTGTTGATTATGACCAAAATGTCTTTGTGTACCGTGAGCATTATCAGGCAGGGAAAGAGTTGGCATATCATATAAAAGAGATTAAAGAATTATCAGGTGATGAAGAATATATGGCTACTATTATTGACCCTTCCACATCCATTAGAAATCCACAGAATACAAACAGGAGCGATACGGTCGCCCCTTCTAATATGTCCATAGCAGATATCATGTTATTTGGCGGTGTTGCTACCATACGGGCTAATAATGACAGGATGAGTGGGTGGAACTTGATACGGGAATACCTTAAAGAAAAAGATAAGGATGAGAAGGGGGCAGATATTAAAATCTTTAATAACTGTGAAAACTTAATTAAGGAATTCACGACCGCTATTTATAGTAAGTCTAAAGTAGAGGACTTGGATACTCATGGCGCAGACCACGCATTAGATAGTTTAAGGTACGGTTTGATGCATATCGGGAAACCGCATTATGTCGTGGAAAAGTCATGGATGGAGAAGGAGATTGATAAGATGTTGAACGGCAATGATACATATACCGCTGTAGGTCAGAGTTGAAATATTCTGTTAGACAACGTTTAAACACTAATGGCAAGTGGATTACTGATATCACTTTGTCTGATGCTGATGCCGAAGAACGGGATGACCTCATTATTCAAATGAGTGAAAAGAGTGAATATACTTCAAGAGAGTTTGAGAATTCTTGGAATAGGTGTTTTCAGATAGGAGTCTGCTTTGAAGTAGACTCAGAGAGCGCAATGGAATTTATTGTTAGTTCAAATTCAGCGAGGGCTTAATGGCTACAAAATATATGGGGCAATCCCCAAAGGGCGAGTATCTACCATCTAAACAAGATGAACAGGTTATTGCTAAGGTAATGGGGATGTTCCAATTGTCTCACGATTCGAGAGAGGCTGTGGTACAGGAATGGCGTGAGGCAGAGGCTTTATACCACGGTCATCATTGGGAGAACGTGAATATGCCCGAATTCCGCAATAAGCTGACTATAGATTTAATCGGGTCTTCAATTGATACAATGATTCCGATTTTGAATTCCCAACCACCTAAACTTGATGTAATGGCGGTAGGTAATGACCCGGTAGATTACGCAATGTCAGAAACCCTACAGGCTGTAATGGATGAGTTTTGGCAATTACGGGATATGCAGAATCTGATATCAGAACTGCTGTTAGACTACTTAGTCTACGGGACAGGTTTATTAAAGGTTACATATAACCAATACGATGACCTTCCTGATTGTGACGTTGTTGACCCGTTTACTTTCTTTGTTAACCCAAGTGCGACCAAATTAGAAAACGCTGAGTGGGTTATTTACGCATCTCCTATGCCTTTGTATGAAGTTCGTAGGATGTACCCTGATGAAGGTCAATTTGTCAGGAGCGATAATGATTTAGCTGAATACCGTGCCCACAAAACACAGGGACAAACGAGTAGTGACCACCCTATTGCTATTGAGAATTCAGCAGGTCAAACAAATCTTTATAAAGCAAAATCTCAGGCTTATGCAGACCAAGAAGAGTCGGTTCTATTTATTGAGTGCTATATCAGGGACAATTCCAAGAATCATATGGCGAGTGCCGAAGATGGAGCCCCCGAAGATGAAGATAATAAAAAAGATATTGAAGGAGTTAGGAAGGTTTGTATAGCAGGAAATGTGTTATTGTTTGATGGCGAGTCAAAGTACCCGTTTTTCACGCAAAGTAATCATATTTCACACCCATTCCCTTTTATACACATGAAAAACATGGGTTCCGCTCATCAGTTTTGGGGTAGACCTGAACCGAAACGGTTAAAGCATTTAAACCTTGCTATGGATAGGATAGCATCACAGGTAATGGACAACGTACACCTTATGGCTAATCCTATGTGGGTCGTTGACCAAACAGCAGATGTTCAAGACCAAATACATAATAAACCGGGGCAAATCATTCGTAAGCGTGGAGCAGGACAGGTTACTATGCAATCCCCTGCAAGTATGCCGAGTTATGTTTTTAACCTATACAATCTATTATTAGATATGTTTGAAACCGTGTCAGGGGTTAATAAGGCTACGCAAGGTAAGGCAGATACGAATGTAACGAGTGGTATACAGGCACAGATTTATCAAAAGGCAAGTAGTTCTAAGATTGACTATAAGGCTCGGAGCGTAGAAATGGCTCTACAGAACTTAGGACAGTTATGGCTGACTATGTTTAAACAGCTTGGAACAAAGTGGATTAATATTCCATTTCAGCATAGTACAGGTAAGATGGAATATCGTGAAGTGATGGGCTTACTGTTTAAAAATAAGGACATTATGGTTCGCACTCGATTAGGTTCAACTTTGCCTGAGAATAGGCAGTTCCAAGAAAACAAGATTATGCAGTTAGCACAGATGGGGATAATTACTGACCCTGAATATATTATTCAAAATTTAAATATGCCACAAAAGGAATCCTTAATTAAGCGCATGGCAGAACAGAAAGCTGAACAAGAGGCGCAAATGGAGAAGATGGCTCAGGAAATGAGTCAACAGGCTCCTGATATAACGGCAAAGTTTGGTCGTAATAAGGATGAAATGATGGCTAATTTAAAAAAGAACCCTGAACTTATTGCAGAGGCACAGGATTTACTAAAAAACTAAAATGACTAAACAGGAAATTAAACGAAATTAGGAGTATATATGTCAAGTGAAAAATTAATAATTGACCCGTCTGACAACGAGTACGGTATATCATTAACGAGCGACCAAGCAGGTCATCTGTTTGATTCATCCGATGAAGATGATACTTCATCAATGTCTTCAAGCACTACGACCGAAGAGTCTGCTCCCGTACAAGTTGATAGCCAAGACACAGCTACTGCTGAAATAGAATCTCAGGAACAAGCAGAACCCGAGCAAACTACTCAGCCGGAACAAGAGTCACCAACCACAGAAGTTCAAACAGAATCGGAAGAAGACGAATATGTTTTCGAGTTAGATGGGCAAGAATACGATGCTGATGAATTAGCCCAAGCGGTTGAGTCGTTAAATAACAGAAATGATTGGCAAAGGTCGAATACCCAAAAGTCTCAGGACGTTGCTCAGGAACGTAAGAGTTTTGACAAGATTGTTGAATCTCTAAATTCCGTGATTGATGGAGACATGAAGGAGTATCTCGGTGAAGACCATGAACTGTTTAAACAACTCAGCAACTACGGTGAACTGTCACAAACCGAAGATGTTATTGCGGAAGAAGTGACACCCGACTCAGAATCTACCGACCGGGTGGAACAATTGGA